CCGAGAAACCAGTCTCTTTTGCCAAGCGTCGGGCCAGTGCCTTGAGGGTGGTTTCGTTACACGTCGTCTTCTTCAACCAGACGAAAATAGCCGGCCTGCAAGCGGTTGTAGTCTTTGATTTTCAGGGACGCCAGATCCGTTTCGGTGGCCATGATCAAGCTGCAAAACAGGTTCTTTTCCATCTTGTCGTATTCGCCACCGCCGGCCGCCTTGGCGGCCTCCATGTCCCTCACGCTGGGCGCGCGCATCGTCACCTTGTCGACGAGAACACTGCTGATATTGGCCTTGTAGGCCAGCGTGACGGTAACGCCGTCGTCGGTGAGTTCCAGCCACTTCGGCAACGGTTTGTTCAGGCTTACTTGAGTCATGTTCTTTAGTCCTTAGAGGCCGACGGCCGAGCGTTCTGCGGCCAGTTGATCGACACCGTCGATCACCTGAATCATGTTGATCGGGTCGATTTCGTACATCACGCGACCGTCGATTTCGAGCTTGTAGTAAACGGCCTTGATCGCGTGCTTGATTTCCGCCTTGTCGCCCGGCTTCCAGTCGCCCATGTCGACCTCTTTGATACCGCCGCGCAGGGTCACCACAACCGGCGTCACCACCCCTTTTAAGCCCCGGAAGGCGCCACGAAAGACGATGGCGCACGCGGTCTGATCGGCCAAGCCGAAGTACTTCAGCGACTCACGGCGCACGCCGTTGGTGGTAAACGCCGCTTCCAGCTTTTCCAGCCCCATGGCCATTTCGATCGGGGCGGACATGCCGCCGCCCTGATAGTCGTCGGTTTTTTGCGTCAGCTTGGGCAGCGACAGGGTTGGCACGTCGCCGGCGAAACTCACACCGTCGACAAAGGCGTTCATGTTGGAGAGAACTTGAGGAATCATTGAGCGGCCCCCTTAGGCGGTTTCAAGAACTTCGGTCAACCATTCGTTGGTGACTTCAATGAGGAAATTCGGGTTTTCGGCCGGCGGCACGTCGGTGAAGCGGATGCGCCAGAACACTTTGCCCTGCTCGATTTGGGCGGCCGTGTTCCGTTCCGTGTCGGCGTAGACTTCGAAGTTGATCACCGCGCCAGCGTTCTTCTGGTCCGCCATAAACGCCTGAAGCCCAGTCGTCACGTCCTGCACGTAGGTCTTGGTGATCGAGCGGTCGACCGCCCACTTGTGCCCCGCCTGGATCGCATCCATTAGGATGTCGCAGGTCCGTACCCGGGTGACGAACGCCCATTTCGGATCGCTGGACAGCGTGCGGTTACCCCATAGGCGATAGCCGCCATCCCGGATGATCGTCGCGATGTTCGCGTTATTCAGCAGGTTGGCCCGGCAGGTTTCGTCGCCGTCCAGGTACTCGATCGGGCGCGTGGTGCCGGTGATGCCGACAAACTCCTTGTTCGACGGCGACGCCCAGTAGCCGTAAGTGGCATCGGTCCAGGCAAACAGCCCCGCGACCCAGGCCGAGCCCGGGGCATCGACCGTCGCGCTGAGCACGGTGTCCCAGAACTGCACCCCGGGATCGACCATAAACAGGCGCTTGCTGCCGAACTCCAGGGCGTAGGCCATGGCCGCCTCATCGGTGGTGTTCGGCCCGTCGATGATGCCGATCGCGCGCAACTTGCCAGCCAGGGCATCCATGGCGGTGGCCACCGCTTGCGTCGAGGAATGCCCCGGGGCGATCAGCAGTTTCGGCTGGGCGTTGTGCTTGCTCTTGCCGTCCAGCAACGCCTGAAGGCCGGTACGCTGGCCACCGGCGAGAACGCCACCAATGATGGCGGACGTTTGCAGCGCAGCGTCTTCCAGCTTGGGCACGCCGATAGCGACAATCACCGCCTTGGCCTTGGCGTAGATCGCCTGGCAGGCCTTGGTAATCGCCGCACCGGCGCCGAACGCGGCGATGGCTTCACGCTCGGACGTGATCAGCTTCAGCTCGCCGGCCAGGGCTGTGCCGCCGCCGAGCATGCCCGGGGTGAAGGTGTCGCACAGACCGATGATCGACGACGACGGCAGCGAAATAGTCCGTGCGCCGTTGTCGATCAACGAGGTGGTGACGCCGTGAAAGAAACTCATAAGGCTCAATCTCCAGAAACGAAAAAGCCCCGCATAAGCGAGGCTGTCAGGGATGTTCGTGTTACGCGTAACGGAAAAGAAAACGCCCCGTCAGTGCGGGGCGTTATTGGGCCAAGCTGGCAATCCATGCCGGGGGCTGGGGGCGGCCTGCCTGATCAGGGAACAGCGTCACATCCGGCCAATCGCGCAACGCCTGGCGGTAGGCATACAGCTCGGATCGCTGTTCAGCGGTGATCGGGTAATCCGGCATTGCCAGATAGTCAGTCGCGGCAACCTGTACATTGCGCCACGCTCGCTCGCCCGCTAGCGCCGCTGCAATCTGCGCCGCCTCATCCAGAACCCAATCCCCACCAGCCCACACGTAGAACTGACCCGGCCAGCGTTTGGCGGTCAGTCCTTCAGGCAGATCGCCAAGCTTGGAATACTCCTCCGCGACGCCTGGTACTTCCGTGCGGAAAACCATGCCGCGATAGTCGGCCAATTGTTGCGGCTCCCCATCGACCAGCGCCCATACGTGGCCAGCCTCGGGCTGGGCCAAAGGATTTTCCAGCTGGACGTTATTGCCCGGCAGATATTGGCCAAACCCCGGGACCTCCGGAAACTCTGACAACTCAAACGGCCCGGACAGAATGCCGAGCGGGTCAAATAAATAGATATTCATTAGAACCTCAGATCACTTTAATTCGGCCCGGATAGGCGATGTGTTTCGGGACTGTCTCAGCGCCGCCAGCGGCGCCAGTGCTGCCACCAGTCGGGGTGGCATAGGTGATGCTCCCGCCGCCCATCGCCTGCGTGCCGTAGCCTGTGGAAGCTGAATAGTGGGCGTGACTCTTGAAATCATCGAGCCGATAGCTGCCCGCCACACGGCCCGGATCGATCCCGGCAGACTCGTCAAGGTTTCGGAAGAATTTACCGCGCGCATCTGGACAGCGGAACGTGGTCGCGCCATCGCCCGAGGTCCAACCGCCCTCCATACCCCCACGAGCGGCTTCCGTAGTCAGCATTCCCGACTGCTGAGCGTGGTCCCACAACCATGGCCAGTCGGCACGAACCAAGACGTTATTGCCCAACGGAGCGTGACCACCCGGATTCAATACGGTGATCGTTTCAAACACGGGCCGCCCGAGTGCCGTACCGTCTAAGCGCGCAATCGGTATCCAGTTGCCCTTGCCATCACTGCGCAAATGCCAATAATCCCCGGCCCCCATCAGGACAAAAAACTGATACCCCTCGGCCCGCAAGTGCGCGTGGAACTTGATTTTATTGCTACCGGCGGCCTTGATCATCAACCGGTTGCTGGTGTTGTCGACGCGCCGCACCACCACACCACGAACACCCAGCGCCGAGTTGGCGTCGGGCAGCTCAACCGTCAACGCCCCTGCGCTGGCATCAATCAGGACAAGCCCCAACTCGTTCGCCACCAAGGGCCTTGAGGTGTTGACCTCCACTAACGGGATTTGGCCCGCGCCGTTAATCAAGTCGATTGTTTCGGTTTTGGTGAAGGCGTCGGTGATCCCATAACCGGCCAGCGTGGTCGGGTTGGTCCCGCCCACCACTCGACCGTATTTGTCCACTGTCACACTGCGGTACGTGCCGGCATTGACACCGGTGCGCCCGGCCGCCATTTCAAACAGTAGATCCGTCACGCCCAGGACAATCGGCGCATCCGTCACCAGTTGCCAAATGCTGTCGCCGTTGGTGGTGCCGCGCTCGACATGCACAAACAACCCGGGCGTCACTTCCAGACTGCTATCGGCATCCGCGCTACGCGTCCACATACCCGCCGCCGACACGCTGTACAGGCCGTTGTCCTTGGGCGCGGCCTGATTCTTCACCAACACCCGCGCCTCAGCGCTCAAGGCCACACCATCAATGGTCTGAAGGCCGCTTAGCACCACAGGGGCGGTGGTCGCCACCAGCACCGAGTGCTTAAAGTCCTGCTTGCCCAGCTCCTCCAGCACCTTTTGATCGACGTAGTCCCGTATCCCCAACGTCTTTTGATCGACGTAGGATCGGGTGGCCAGCACCACGGACGGGTCAATCTTCAGCTGAATGTTCGCGGTGCCGCTGGTGATGATGTGCATCCTCACCACCTGATTGCGCCCAGAGCCTTGCGCAAGCAATGGCTTGTAGCTCGGCGCGGCGTTGGCCACCGCCGAAAACACCCCGTCCTTGTCTTCCAGTGCCAGCTCGCGAATCCACCAGCCGCCGACGTCGGGCGGCAATACCAGCTCGGCGATCAGGATATTGTCGTCCGTCGGCGACACGTAGAGCTGGTTGATTTGAGCCCGATAAACCTGATGGACCAGCTGGGTCTGTGCAGGATTGGGCACTGGGTCGGTGTCGTTGGCATCGCCGATCAGCATGTAGCGCGGCTCCCACGGGACACCGAGCGCATCGCAGTTGGTTTTCTTGGCGGCCCCTAACGTTGTGAGCATGCCGCCGAAAATAGAGTTTGCATTAACCATGGGGGTACACGTCCAATTCGTCGAGGGTGTATTCGCTAACGCCGTGGTAGCCCTGAATCACCACGTCAATATCGGGATTGTTCCAGGGGTAAACATCGATCTCGTCGCCGTCATACACAGCGATACCGACATAGGCGTCTAAACGGGTTTCCAGCGTGATATCGAGGCCGGTCATGTGCCGAGTTACCGGCTTGGCGTCGTCGATCAGGCGTTCCAGTTCCTGATACATTTCTTCGGTGATCCCGGTGTCCAGCACACCGACCTTCAGCGCGAAGGTGCCCGGCGCCCCCTTCGGCACCGTCTCGAACCACTCGATAACTTCGACCAGGTAGCCCAGCGGCTCGACCACGCGGCGCAGAGCGCCGATCGTGCCTTTGCGGGCATGGATGTAATACGACGCGGCAATGGCGCTGCGCTTGGTCGCCTCGGACCAACGATGGTCCCAGCGATCGACCGACCACGCCCACGCCAGATGGGGCAGTAAATGAACCGGACAGGTTTGAGCGTTGTAGAGGGTGCGCAGCGGGATGATCGTGCGCTCGTAAAACGCCGCCTCCAGGGCGCGCTCCAGTTGCGTGCTATTGCTCGGCAGCAGGCTGGTCATGTTGCCCCCGCCGGCACCACGGCGAAACCGGTGCAGAACGCCGCCTGCGCCTTGCTCGGGGCCAGGTCCACCCATCCGGCCAGCTCAACCCGGGAAACGCCAGCGACGTGTAGCTGCGCGTCTACCGCCGAGCGCGCCACCTCCACGCCCAAGCGCTTGCGCGGATTGATCCAGGCCGCCAAGCGTTTAGTGGCCTCGGTCAGACTGGCGTCGCCCTCCGGCCCGCCGCCGTTCATGTGCAAAATGGCCTCGACGCGGTAGTGAATAATTTCGGCGCTCTGCACCGTCACAAAGTCCGTGAGGGGCCGCACGTCTTCATCATCCAGCTCCGCCGCCACGGTGGCCAACAACTCGGGGCTGGCCAGCCCTTCCCCTTCCGAACTCAACACCGTTACCGTAACGCAGCACGGTGACGGGCTTTCGGCCGAGGCATCCGCCACCAGCCCCGAGGCGTTGCGCGCGTGCAGGATGTAGCTGTTACGCGGCCCCGCCGTAGTCAGCCCCTCAAAGGCCAACTGAATGCGCTCGCGAAACGGATCGTCCTTTTCCTTGATCTCCGGCACCGGCGGCACCGCTGCCAGGTCTTCGGCCTGGATCACCAGGCGCTTTAGGTTGTAATTAGCGCCCAACTGATCAAGGTCACTGCCGATGGCGTGCGCCAGTAGCAAGGCCTTGGCCGCGTCATTAACCCGGGCCCGATTACCCAGTTTGATGTAGGCCCCGACCTCGATCACCTTGGTGACCGGGTCGCTCTCCAGCGTGGCGGTCCAGTTGTCGCCCATGTAGCCGCGAAACGTTTCCAGCCCTTCCGCGTAAGTGTCTTCGAAGTCCAGAGGCTCCAGCACTTCCGGCGCCGGCAGCGCCGACAGATCCAAGCCACTCATACGCTCACCTCCACCAGAAAGCCGTCGCCGAGGTATTCGCCGGCAATGCTCAGATTGATTTTCCCGCCCAGCACCGACAGCACACGCACGCTCTCCAGCCTCAAGCGTGGCTCCCAGCGCCCCAGGGCCCGAGCAGCCTCCGCTTGCACCGAGCTTTTCCAACCGGCGTTAACGGGCAAGTCGACAAAAGAACTGAGCTTGCTGCCGTATTCCGGCCGGTGCCGGCGGCTGCCGAGCGGCGTGCCCAAAATGTCGGCCATGGACTGCCGCAAGTGCTCGATGCCGGAAATGGGTTGGCCGGTGTGGCGATCCATTCCGATCATCTAACTCACTCCAGGGGCTCGAATTCTTCGTTGGCCTTGAGGTAGCTCACGGCCTGCTCATCGGATACCGACACCGAGACCTCGCCCTTGGCCACCAACAGCGTGCGGCCGGTGGCCGGGATGATCAGGGTGCGCGACGTGTAAACCGTGTCGCGGAACTTCAGCAGCAGATCCGCCGCCGGCGACTGATCGGCGGCAGGCTTATCGGTGGTCTTGGCCATGTTTTCTCCAGGCATGAAAAAGCCCGCACAGGGCGGGCCTCAAAAGGTGATTGATTAGTGTGTGTGGTGGTTGTCGCTTGCTCCGGTCGCCATGATCGAGGCCGCACTGGTGACGGCTTGCGTTACGTGTAACGTGCCGTCGATCAGCACCGCGCCGGTCAACTTGATGGCCGTCGATTTGACCGCCACCGAATCAGCGGTCAACGCCGCCTCGGTGCCACCGACCTTGGTCGACACGGCGTTATCCGTAACAGTGACCACGGTGCTGCCGACCTTGATGGATACCGTGCCGGTGGGCAGGGTGATGGTGTAGGTCTTGGCCGCCCAGTCGTAGATCAGCGAGCCGCCATCGTCAAACCGCCAGACTTCCACATGATCGCGGTTATCCGGCTGGCCGCCAGCATCCCCGTACAACCCCGGGATAAACGTTCCCATGCCCGCCTGACCGCTGGGGTTAAACAACACCCCCTGCTCGCCCAGACTTGGCGCCCGCCAGTGCCGCGCCTTGCCGGCAGCGAGGCTGTGCCAGCGCACCCAGGCGCTGGTCCATTCGCCGTTCGACACCCGCACCGCCGGTGCCGCCAGATCCACCCCAACCACCACGCACGGCATCAACATGGCTGCGATCATGCGGTCATGCTCTGCACTGGCGTAGCTCACGGCAGATCCTCCGGCGAAACAGGCCCATCCCCCGGTTCAATATCAAGCACCAGCGAGCCCGGCGGTTCGTCCGGCCATGGCCATTCCTCAACGCCCAGGTAAATTTGGTGCGTCCATTCCACCAACCAGACCACGTAACCATCCAGCTCCGGCTTGGTCCAATCCTGCATGGCCTGGACAAACTCAGCAGGCTCGACCGCAATGCCCCAGGTTTGCATGCGCAGCAACACGGCTAATTGCGCCGCCAGGTGCGCGGCCTGCTGATGATGGTAAGGCTTGATTGGGTCGACGATGATCCGCGCCTCGAACTTGCAAATCAGGGTTGTCTCCCCGGTGCCAATGTCTTTACCAGGCTCCAACTCGGCCATTTCAATGAACACCACCGGCAGTGCAATCCGATCCTTGATGTTCGGCCAGGCCGTCACCGCTTTGATCCCCGATAGGCTGTTCAGCAGGTGCTGTTCAATCGCCAGGTAGAGCTGATCAAGACTAAAAGGCTCGTCAGACATTGGCCGTCCCCTTCAAATACTTCTGCAGCTCAAAGTTGAACTCCTGCTGCAGGATTTCCAGCAAACGCGCATCAGCGCGTTTGACCCAAGTGTCGAAGTGCGGACGCGCCTGCTCCAGCGAGACCTTGGCCTTGGCCAGCGGAAAGCGATCGCCGTTTTCTGCGACCCATCCCGAACTGGCGCCGCCACCCGACGACACCGTGCTATCGGGATAATCGTCCGAGTTGAAATGCTTGCTCGCCGTACGAATCCAGATATCGGGCTTGTTGCCGTAAACCTTTTTCAGAAAGGCGCCCTGGTAACGCCGCCCAGCGACCGACACACCGCTGCCAGACTGTCGCGCTCGACCGATCCGGCTGGACTCAATCGCGTTAAGACCGAACCACAACTTGCCGCTGGTGGCCCCGCCGGAGACCGGGTAGCTGCGCAAGCGCTGACGAACCGCCGCAACGGCAATGCGTTCTTGCCGGCTGACGGCCCGCGCAATGTGGGTGCGCAGCCAACCCAACGTTTTATTGATCGCTCGACGTTGAGCCGCGGCGGCTGCTTTGGGCACCACCTTGGCAAACTCCTGAAACGTCTGTAGATCGGCGGCCGAGGACTGGATCGAGAGCATCCCGCCACCGGCCGATGGTTTGAAGTAGCTACCGACACTCATGCGCGCATCCTCAGGATCAAGGCGACCAGACCGTCGCCACTCGGTTCGAGCTGAAACAAGTCATATTCGCCACCGCCATCCAATGTCGGCAGATCAATGGTGACCAGCAAACCCTGCTCCAACCCATGAGAGTCGCTGACGCGAATCTCAAACCGAGGCTCACGCAATCCGGTGTTGAGCTTGCCGAACTTCGGTTGCAGCCAGGGAGCTGCGAACATGCCGAGCACCGGCTCATCACGGCCCTCGATTCTCGCGGTGTCGCCCAGCGTTTCGAACACCACCGCGTCAACCTCGGCGATCAGATCACGAAAGCCCACGGTCAGAGTTCCAGGAGGATCTGTGCACGCGGTCGAGTGCACAGGTGCAACGGGTTGGACTGGGCTTCACCGGCCATGCCTTTGTTGAACGGCAGTGGCTCGATCATGCTGTAGTACGGAATGCCCTGAGTGTTGACCGTCTCCATGTAGTCGGCCGGAGCGAACACCGAGATGTACAGGTCCGGCACACCCTCAGGGACCAGCAACGCCTTGTCGTCGTGGACGAAAGACACCCCGGCGACTTTGCCACGGTAACGTTCCCAGATAATGCCGCCGAACTCGAAGCTCTCCCGGGCATCACCACGCAAGGCCGCCGCCTGCTGGCTGTTGAGGTAAGTTTCCTTGACCGACTTGTGGACGATCAGCTTGTTCCAGAAGTTCTTGCCGCAGAAGGCACGGGAACTGGTGCTGGTCACACTGCCCAGCGCGTCCTCCTGCATATCCAGAGCTTCGCCGCACTTAACCCGCAGCTCAGTACCCGGGTCCGCCAAGCCCATGGGCAGCTTCTGACGCTGCACACCGAAGCGGTCGTAAAGGTCCAACAGCACCGTCGAACCATCAGCATCGAGGATCAGGCCATTGAGGGCGCCCATGCGCTGGAACTCATGGGTCGCGTCCAACTGACGGCGCGCTTTGGCCAGGCGGGCATTGACCACATCCTGCACCGCCTGCAGCTCGGTGCGAGTACCGAAAGCACGAATGCCCTGGATCTCGTCGGCCTTGATGGTGAAGCGTTCCGGCAGGTGGACGGTGTTGAACGGGATCAGGTTGCGCTTGCTGGCCGCGACCACCAGGCCAGAGCCACCCCGCTCACCGGCAGGCACCAGTGCCAGGGTGTCGCCGTCCTTTTCGATCTGTACAGTCAGGGTGGTGATACCTTCCTCGCGGAACAGACCCAAAGCACTGATGCGCCCTGGCAAATAGGGTTGATCGTTGAGTGCAGCAGTCAGCGCAGTGACGGTGAACGCTTCGTCGTCAAAAATGGCGATCTCGGCCATGGGGTACTCTCCAGAAATGAAAAAACCCGCTCAAGGCGGGCTGGGGAAACGCGACTGATGGTCTTAGCGGACGATCAGAAAATGGGTGGCCAGGTCCTTTTCAGCCTCAGGATCAAGCCCGGTCAGATGCACTTCACTGACTTCAGCCAAGCGCACCACAGCGCGACTACGGCGCACGATGTCCGACTCTCCCAGCTGCCCGTAGAGGATCGCCACGGCAGCCTGAGTACCGTCTTCGGCGGCTGGGTCATACGGCGAAAACTCGCCCGTGGCCGTCACCAGACCGAGGACTTGGCCAGGATTCAGCGCAGGGCCAGCGGCAACGTTGATCGTTTCCCGCGAAATGTTCCCGGCGCCCTCAGAGAGGAGAAACTCACCCGCGTGGATCGGCTCTTTTTTGATGGTCATGGTCTTGCTCCTTTCGCGCCGTGCGCAGTTCCAGATTGAGCCGCTTGTCGCGAAGCCCAGATCGAGGTGGGGTCAGGTTGTTTGGCCAGCACCTTCGGTGCTGGGTCGTTGTCCAGCGGCAGGCTGTTATCGATTTCAAAGCCCTTGCCGCTGGTGACGATTTTGTCGAACAGACGCGCCCGGACCGCCGCAGCATCCAGCCCCGCTGAAACGTACTCGGCGCTGAACTCCGGCAAACGCGCCGCCACGCAAAGGTCATTCACCGCCTTGGCGCGTGCCAGGCCGGCCAGAACAATCTCTTCGCTTTCGAGCTGGGTCGAGTTGAGCAGCGGCTCGACCAGGTTGCTGATGCCCGCCGCCGTGCAGCGCTGGGTGATCATCAGTGCCAACTTGGCCGAATCGACCACCGCCGGCACCAATGGCGGATCGATCGGCTCCAGCTCCAGCTCCGGATCCGCTTCGGGTGGCTCATCGAGCTGGGCCAGCAACGCAGCCGGTGCGTGCTGGTAACGCTGCAACACAGCACCCTGGCCGAGGCACGCCTTCACCTTGATCCCATCACCGACTTCGTCGGCCAGCCCCAAGGCGACTGCTTCATTGGCGGTCAGCCAGGTTTCGGCGTTAACCATGCGCCGCAGCTCGGCGTCATCAATGTCCGGCGCCTTGGCCTTGTAGGCCGCGATGATCGCCTCCAGGGTCTGATCAAGGACATCAGCGACTCGGCGGAAGTCCTCAGCATCCCCTCCGGCATATGTGTAGGGGTTGTGGATCATCAGCATGGCGTTCGACGCAATGACTACGTGGTGTGCACCGCATACCGCCACGCTGGCCGCACTGGCCGCCAATGCGTCAATCCGGCCGGTGCAACGCTCGCCCAGACGCGACAGCGCGTTGTGCATCGCCAGCCCGTCGAACAAGTCGCCGCCGATACTGTTGAATGCCGCAATGACCGGTGAGACACCATCATCCATCGCACGTAGATCCTGCACGAACTGATTGGCAGTAATGCCCCAGGTACCGATCTCGCCATAGACAAAGACTTCGATCACTCGCTCGGTAGCTTCGCCGCTGGCCTGCAACGCGTACCAGGTTTTGTCCTGCACCTGCACGCGCTTACCAGCGCGGTTGTAAATTCGCGGTCGCGCTTTCTTGCTCATGGTTGCTCCTTGTCGTCGTTGGTGACGACGGCGTCGAGAGTGTTGTAATTAAGGCCAAGGGTCGTGGCTCGTTGCAGATCAGCAGCGTTTTCCGCGTCGACCGTTTCCGCGTCATAGCCGGTGCGCAGCACCATCTCGCTGCGCGAAGCGAAGCCCGCTTGTACTTCCATCCGCCGCGCCTGTACGTCCTGTACGGGCTGGATGTAGGCCCAACCTTGCGGCACCCAACGAGTACGCAGGTATTCACGACGCCGCTGGGTGTAGTCGTCCAGCACCAGGACACCCGACAACACCGCCATGTCCATCCAGGCAGCCCGAACCGGACGGCAAAGTTGGTGCACGTAGACACCGAATTGCAGCTGCTCAAGCCGACGCCGAAACTCGTTGAGCACCACACGCAGCGCCCGGTCGTTGACCTCGCGCATGTCGCCGGTGAGGATCTCGTAAGGCGTGCCCGTCCCCGCCGCCGCAGCCATCAGCTGCTGCCGCATGAAGTCCGGGTAGTTGTTGCCGGCATCCGGCGGTTTGGAGAACTCGACCTCTTCACCCGGCCCCAGCTCCTGCATGGTGCCGGGCTCCAGCGCGACCATCGGCGTGAAGCCGTCGCGGTCGAGATCCAGAAGTTGGCCGGTGACCGGGTCTCGGGGTGTCTGCCCTGAGTCCGGAGCCGGACGACTGATGAAGCCGGCAAACAGATTGGCCACCTCTTGGCGGAACAACACCGCGTCGTCGTAGTTGTCGAGACTGCGCAGGCGCTTCAGCACCGGTGACAAGCGCGGCACACCGCGCAACTGGCCTGGCTCGACCGGCTCAAAAATATGCAGTACCTGCGAAGCCGGCACGCGCACCAACTGGTTGTAACCGGCGTTCAGCGACGATGCATCACGCGGGTGCGACAGGTACATCCAATACGCCACCCGCTTGCCACCCGGGGTGAACTCGATGCCGGCGCGGATGAGGTTGCCGGTTTTGGTGGTCTCAAACTTATCATGCGGGACAAACTCCGGGGCCAGGATCTGGAGCTGTAGCGGTACCGCGAGGCCTTCGTCCAAAGCGCGAGGTCGTAGCCGCACAAAACACTCGCCCGAGGTTTCGACCGTGCGCGCCGCCAGCGCCTGCTGGCCGTAGAAGTCGGTGCGCTCATCGGCGTCCGACTCATCAACCCAGTCGTCCCAGAGTTCCTGCAGCAATTTGCGCAGGGCTTCGTCGTCGGTCTTAGGTCGCGGCGTGATACCGGTACCGATCAGGTTGCTGACGCGCTTATCGATCACGTTGAAGGCATACGGGTCGTTGCGAACCGCTGCCCGGGAACGTGAGCGCAGGTTGCGCAGTGCCGGGGTGTTGATGCTGTTGATACCGTTGTCGGGCGCCTCCCAGCCAGTGGATCGACGGCCCTCGCCGGCACCTTCGTAACTGGCCTTGATGTTCGACGGCAACACGAATCCGTTGCGGGTGAGCGTCGGAAAGTGACGGGCCATTAGAGTCCTTTGCCTCCGTGGGTCAGCCGAACCACCCGCGAGCGCGGTCCGGCAGCGCTGATCAGTGACGTACGGATTTCTTCGCGCGCCTTGAGCAGTTCGTCGATGGTGCGGTATTCCACGGTACGGTCGGTGTAGCGCACGACTTTTTCACCGCGTGCGATGGCCGCCTCAACCGCGTCGAGGTGCTTTTGGGTAAAGGACATATCAGCGTCTCTTCAGATAACCGCTGGTGGAGCTGCGGCGTTGAGGTGGCGGTGCTGCCGGTCGCGATTGCACGATCGGAGCAGTAGGTTGTGGAGCCGATTGCGGCGCAGCAACTGGTGTTGCTGGTCCGGTGACGCGTTCGCCTTGAACAGGCTTGATGCCCAATGCGTCGTCGAACAGACCAGACTGCGCCAAGGACTGACGCACTCGCTCCCAGTCGTGTTCCTTGTAACGGTTGAGGCCAAGGTAATGTGCCATGGCCAGGCAATACACCATCAAGTCGAGTGCTTCGTTACGCTCGGCCTTGCCCTTGACCCACTCAATGCGTTTGTGTCCGCGTATGTAGCGCGCAACCTTGCGCTCCGCGACGCACTGATCAAAGAAGTCATCCGGTAGGTCATTGGCAAAGTGCAGTGCACCCGGTCCGGACTCGAACGGATAGCGGTTGTAGATCCAGTCCTTGGCCGTGTCGGTACCGACGAACCACAGCTCGGCGCCGTTGCGTTCGGTCTGGCCCTTCCAGGTCACGTCGACCATCGACGGGCGCTGAGCAATCACCGGCTTTCCGGGTTTGCTCGCACCCTTGATGGCGAACACATTCCGCCAGCGGCGAACGCGGCAGAACTGGTAGACCTCATCGGTGTGGTGGCCACCGGAGTCGACGGCTACCGCGAGAATGCCAAGGCCGACACCACACGGGTGGCGGTATTTGGCCTTCAGCAATTCGTCCAGTGCAGCCCAGGTGCGTTCGTCTGAGGGATCCCCGGAAACCACCTGGTAGTCGACAACCCAGCGCTCCATGCCGACGCCCCATCCCATGGCCATGAACTCCAGGCGGTTGGCCTGAACGTCGACGGAACCGGTAATCATCAGCACGGCAGCCGACAGCGAGCCTAGGGTGAAGTCTTCCAGCCGCGCTCGTTTTCTCAGCACATCGGCTTTGGTTTGCTCTTGGGCTGCGTCCCAGACCTTCGCCAGACGGGTGTTGTAGAACACCTGCATCGGTTCAAGATCGCCCTTCGCCTGGGCCTTTTTGGCTTTCTCAAATTGCTTGGCCAGTGACTTCCAGTCCATCCAACCCAACGGCGAATACAGCGCATTGAGGTGAAAGCCGATCGTCTCACCGTCGCCCTCGGCATGGGCACGCCATTCGCCTTTGGCAAGCATCTCGCCCTTGTGGTACTCCTCGATCAGTACGTCACAATCAGGACCTGCGCACTCGTAATGCACAACGCTGTAATCTTTCGAGTAATGCAGTCGCTCCCACTCCAGAGTCTGCATATGTCCGCAGCTCGGGCACGGGACGTAGTAGTAACGCTGGTCGCTGCCCTCGAACAGATCATTGATCCGTGATGCGCCTTTGATCGTCGGCGAGCTGGAAAAGTAGAACTTCGCGTTGCGGCCGAAGGTACTGCCTCGAGTTTCGGCTAGCTCAATCGGGTCACCCTCTTCACCGATGTCTACCTCCCAACGATCGATCTCGTCGCCGTACACGTAGCGCGCCGACAGCTCGGCCAGGTTGGCCGCCGAGCCGGCAGTCGTGACGTACAACGAACCGCCCTCGAATTCCTTGGTGTCCATGGTGTTGCGCGAGTCCCGCGATCGGCTGGACGCCACACGCTCTCGCAATACCGGTGTGGCCTTGATCGTCTTGCTGATCCGCGAGGACACCCGCTTGGCCAGGCCAAGGCTTGGCAACAGAGTCAGGATGTTCGACGGTGCCATATGGATCAGGCCGCCGATCCAGTTCAAGGCGATCTGCGTTTTCATCAACTGCGAGGCCACCATGGTGACCACGCGCTTACAGGGGTGAGCCGGCGACAGGCAACGCATCGGCTCGCGGGCATACGGCGTGCGCGAGGTGCGGTATTTGCCGGGCTCAGCGGCGCCGGTGTCACGCGGGATCCGCATGTATTCGTCGGCCCACTGATCGATCCAGACATCCGGGTCGGGCCGCAGCCCACGGAAATACGCCTCGCGGTACACCTCTGCACCGTCAGTATATTCCGTGGGCATAGGCTTAACTCGTGGTCAGTGCTTGTTCAAGGTCCGCTGAAGACATGCGTTCAGCGTCTTCCAGTGAGCGACGAATCGCCGCCGTCAGGTGCTTTTCGATTTCCCAAGGGTCTGTCATGGACGCCAGTTCGGGAGCGAGTTGTGGAGGCATTCCGAGCAGTTGGTCGCGCAGCATGCGGCCGGCGTTGTAGGCGCCGGTTTTAACCGCTGACAGGACGACCAGCGAGCCCTTCGCCTTGTGCAACTCGATCTCGGCGAGCTGAGCAAGGTTGTGTTCGCGGAGTGCCCGGGCCTTTTGGAAGTCGGGCAGTTGCCCCGCAGGGATGATCGCGGGCGGCGGCGCAGCCATTGAAGTCGGCTCGACCTGACTGGATAACTGGCTGTAAACGTCACGCTGAAGCCGGTCTTGGTGGTGCCGGTCAGCGACGGCGGCCTTGCTGGGGTCAGCGGTGTCGCGAATCAACGTTTCGCTGGCCATGACATCGACCTGCTTTCCGTCAGCGGTCAGCACCAAGCGGTTGTTGTTTTTCAACCAGGTGATGTAACTGGGTGCCCTACCGATCCGAGCCGCGAAGGCGCTCTTTGACAGGTACATTGGTTCTGTCATAAGCCCTCCTTTTCAACGGCTTTTCAATGGAAATCTTTCAATTTCAATGGATTGAATTTCAGTAAGCTGGAGACTCTGCCGCTAACAACTTCCCGCGGGTTTCCGACCCCGTACCCTCCGAATAACCCCAGGGTCCCCGGCAGTTTTCGGCGCCCCAAACCGGTGCACCTACCCCAGCTCGCCACCTGCGGGTGGCACTTCGAGGACACGCGAGCGGTAGGCCGTCCCCGGACAGCAAAGGTGGGTGTTTACGCAAATTCTCGCAGCGCCTCTTGCAGTCGCTTGGCTTTGACGATGGCTTCAGCATTACTTTCGCGCTCAGCCTCTACCGACAGGGCTACCTCTTCGATGCGGCCAGCCAATACCTTCATGCGCTTGCTGAACTCTTCAGACAGGCTCACCACTTCACCCGACAGGGTTGCCAATACGTCCAGCGCGCCATCGGTTGTTTTCGTCGATGCAACGGACTGCTTGGATGCCTGAGGCATGGTTGTCTCCTTCTTGGATTTGGGTGTGGCTACAGCCCGCTGAAACTTTCCGCCGATTGGCTCCCTGATCAGCCCGGCATCTTTGAGCTCACCAAGAGCGCGGCGTATAGCATAGGCAGATGCGCCACTGACATTGGCCGCCAGGACGGCGCCGTGAATATCACGAGCGGCCCAGCATGATTGAATGGGTACATAACTAAAGATTTTTTGAGCGATGGAAGATTGCCCTGCAAGCATCTGCTGCTGCCTGGATTCATTCATTGCCGGAGACCTACTAAATGAGTGGCTGGGTGAGAGTTATTCAGAACGATTAGATTCGGCGGGCATTTCACTGACGCCCAACCGTTTGGCAGCCCAGCGCTCGTACAACCCGATCGCGACATCAGCGCCGGCCATCGCGGTCAGGCAACCCAAGCTGCCGGCCGTCCAGATCGTCATGCCCGCGCCGATCATCAGCATCATCGCCGACACCCCGCAGACAATGCAGGCACCGGACCGAAGCGCCAGGCGCCGCAACAATGCCCAGCCCCGCGCCCCGTCTTTATCTGCTCGCCACATTTCACCGGATACGCCGCCGACCAAGGCCAGGACGATCACTAACCAGATCGGCATCTCTGCCAGCGCTTGCTGCTCATTTGTCATGTTGTGCCTCAAGTGAAAGAGCGCGCCAAACACAAAAAGAAAACCCCGCCGGAGGGCAGGGTTTTCAGTGTCGCGGCGCTTGCCAGGACGGAGTGCACAGCACGTGCTCAGGGGAAGCGCCGAGGCGCAGAATTCATATCTTGGTGACTTTTTACCCCCTGAGTACGGAACCGAAAAGAGGGCATTTTCGGTTAACCAGCTCGACGCAACTTTGACGCAACTTTGAGGAGACTTTGAGGTAAAGCGCCCCGACCAGCGGTAAGCCATTTGCGTGCATCTTTGCGCTCGGCCAACACCTCATAGAGTCGCACATGAAGACTGTGCACAAGGTCGTAGTAGGTTTGCTTCGCCTTGGACACATACCCCAGCTCATGCATCTGCGAAATCCAAGTCGGTGCAGGGTCGTCGCCATAGCGCAAGACCGCCAATTGCAGCAGCCTTTCTCCCCGCCCATCTTGTCGGGCGATCTCTGAAAGAGCCGCACCGACTTCCTGAGCTACTGCATCAGGCCCCGCACCAGTCCCCATAATGATCCGAGATCCGGGAGTGCCGCGCGGTGCACATCCGCCCCACTCCATGATCGTTGCCATTGGGCTACCCATGCCACCCACCTCACCATTGCGCCGAAGTTGCTCACCCCAGTGCTTCAGCAGCACTTCCATTGCCTCGATCATCGCCCTACCCCCCGAAAAACCGAACCCGACACAAAAAAACCACTACCCAACACAAACCCAACACAAATAAATCCCTTTAAAATCAATACTCTTATTAACTTTGAGTTGAGTGTGTTGGGTTTGTTGGGTTTTTCTGTCCTCGCATAAGAAAAAATTCTTACCGTTGTATTCAGTGCAAATAACGTCACGCATGCGCGCACGCGACGCCAAACCCAACACACCCAGCACAACAGCCGGAAACCCGCGCAAATAAAGGACCGAAACTGTGTTGGGTAACCGAAACCAACCCGACACACACCCAACACACCCAACACACTATTAGGCGTAGTCATGCGGCAGCCGCCTTAATGTGGTCCCAGCTGTCAACATTCCAACCTGCCAGCTTCGCCCTTGCCCGCCAGGCGACAACCATTACACCCAGCTCAGCCGACTTCAGTGATGGGGACGGGGAAGCATCCTGATCAACCGGAAAGAAGAACGCACCAAACTTGCGATTACTCCCATCGGTCCAAGGTATCGAGCGCGTTTTTTCCACTTCGGAGTTGATGAACAGCGAGAACTTAGTCTGACTCATTACGTGTTCCTTGTTGCGCTGACACCACTCAAGGAACAACGAGTAAAGGTCAGTGGAAAGACAAGGCCCCCAGAGTCCCTGCCCCAGTTCGCTGTATTTCCACAGATGCAGGAACGTCTGCCAACCGGCCCGACTCAAGGCCACCAGGCGTTCACGGGCGTCAGTTGATGGTGGGCGTGTTCGCTGATTGAAGTCGCCCAAACCAACCGACAACAGCCAGCCATAAAGAGCTGCGACACCGCCCTGCTCCAATTCCTGGCCGATGGCTTTCTGGCGCTCCACCGGCAAAGTCTCCAAGGGCCAGACCACCAGCATCCGGCGGTCGCTGTCACTGATCGGCCACGGCATGATCTCGTTACTCAAGAAAACCGCGTTCATATGGTTGGACTCCTCCCAGCCATTGATGAACTTAGATTCCATCCGCACCGTTTTGCCCGTGACCAGGTGCTTGATCTTGCCCACTTGGTTGTAGCGCTGATCGCGGCTGACCACCTCTTCGAACACGGCCCAAAGCTTCCGGCTTTGCCAAGCGTTGAAATTGCTTTCCAACTGGGTCTGTCCGACTGTCGCGGCGTACTGGCCGTATAACTTGCCCATGGTATCGGCGAAAAACAGACTCTTACCCGAGCCCTCCATGCTGGAATGCATCAGCACAGCGGTATCCATCTTCGCGCCCAGGTGCTGCAGCGGAAACGCCAGCCAGCGAGTCAACCAGAGCGCCGCATTTTCATCGTGGTTACATAGAAACGAGATCAGCCACCGTAAGTTGGCACATGCGGCATCGTCCCTGAGCGGCTCAAGCGGCAGGCCATCAAAGGTATTGATGTAGACCGCCGGATCTTTGGTCATGGTCGGGTCAAACACGATATGGTCCACATCCACCGTGCGCCGCTCGCTACTGTTCAGCCACAACGCGTAAGCGTCACCCAAGGCCATCTTCACCGCGCCCTCCGCTACACGCCGTTTCTTTTCCCGGTCCCAGACATCCTTCGTGCCATCGATGTAGACGTAACGCTCGGTCGGCGGCATACCGAAGGCGCCGCCTTTCTTACCCGCCATCCGCCGCGATTGCTCGATGTCTCTAACATGATCGTCCGAGATCAGTTTGCGGCGCTCGGTGTCCTCGAGCCACTGTTTGGCCAAGGGCTTACCGACCCGGGCCTCGAATGCGGATTTCTTCATCACTCGCGATTGGTCGAAGTCCCAAACATGGGTCGTACCCTCCACCAGCGCAAATCGACGAAGGATGTGTTCAAACGTCAGCGCATCCCCCGCGCCCCCCTCAGGAGCCGAAGCGGCCTCGCTGGCTGGCGCCACCGCCGAGCTCGGCTCGCCCAACTCATCGGATGGGGTCGGGGGAAGATCGCGCAGATCAGGCCGAGCTGAATGCTGCATTCCTAGCAATCGTGCCGCATCCTTTACCGCTCGCGACTGATCGCCACCGTGTTGCAACAAACAGAACACCTCGAACGCATCGTTCTGATGCCCGTTCGCGAGCGGATCAGCGCCGTGGTGCGAATAGGCCTTGCCGTCACTGACCGTCACACCCGGCAGCCCGGTGCTGCTGTGTGGATACAGCCACTTACCGCCACGCTTGATGTAGTCGTGGGCACGCAGCAGCTCTTCAACGTCGTGACTGCGATTAAATTCATCGATAACCGAGGGCTTGCCTGCGGCGGGCGGTGGACGTTTGATGACTTTCGCCGCAGGTGTCTTCGGTTTGGGTGCCCACGGGCACGCGGCCTCAGCATCGCGCTTGAAGATGTCCCAGTTGTTCCAGATCTTCAGCAACTCAGGCGAAAGCACCGGCAAGCCATCAACAGAGCTTGGGGGCGTGCGCCAGGTGTAGGGCTTGCCAGTGCCTGGGTGAATCGATGGCGGCAATACGTCCTGCACCAATCCGCCACGCAGCTCGAACACCGTAATGCGTTGGTATTCATCCGCTTCAGCCCGCGCGTCAGCTTCGGCAGCCGCGTCACCTGCTTCCTTCGCTGCTTTTGCCTTGGTGATCAGCGCTTTGTGTATCGACCCGTCAGGATCTTTCTCGTTGGGCCACGCCAGCGCATGACGGCTCAATTCAAGCCCGTCAGGAACACGAAACATAATGCGAAATCGCGCCGGGTTACCAACCACGGTCGGAAACACCAACGCCATCGCATCAAGATCAATTTCCAGCAGGTCGTAGAGAACATGCCGTGTCCACTGTACGTCATCGACGTCCAAGGAACAGATACGGCTGGGACCCAGCACAACACCAAGGTTGTGCTCAGGCTTCTTTGTCCAGAACGCCGCAGCCCTTGCCGAATCAGTGAAGTACCCACCCGGCTTGTTCCAGCCCATCCCCTTCGGGCCTTTCTGACCTGGCTCAATCGGAACCAGCGCCAAACCAAACGTATCAACGTAAAACTGAGCCCAATCAGCAGTAGGCAATCGGTTGTCGTGATCAGTCATCTGCGCCGCTCCCGCAACCCCTGGCAACTGACACAGGTCTGGCACCCCTGAATCGTCTGCTGTCGAAGCAACGGGATAGGGTCATCGCAGTCTTCGCAGAATTGAGCGCTGACGCGACTTGAAGGGATACGGCGACTGCGGTGAAGAGCAACGTCGAGCAGATATTGAGCCTGGTCGTTAGCGCGATCGATATCGTCAGCCATTTTTGCGATCCTCCATCGCCTGACGGGCACCCGCCATGATGCCGAGGATTTCGCGGATCACATCCATACCCTGCTTTTCGAGGTCTTTGACTTCGTGAAGCTCCCAGACGTTATCGGCGGCGCCGTCATGCATTGCTGCCACGAATTCCCCCGTCTCGCCCAGTAGCTTACCTACGGCTTTCAGTGCATCGCGTGTTGCTGGGACCGGCACCGGTCGGTACCAAACCGCACCCGCTGGCCTCATCAACGCATCGAGCAAGCGCGAGTCACCGGTCAGCCTGATTACTTCCTCAAGCTCATCCGGGTTCAGCCAGCGGCGCTCCTCGTCAAGCTTGAGTTTCTTTTGAAGGGTGTCGTTGTCCAACACCATGTCAAAGGCAAGGGCGGTGATTCCGCCCTTGTAGTCACGACCCGCGCGATAGATCGCTTGGCGTAGAGGAAGAACCGGACCCGCGTCCGGCAAAAGATCTGTGCGACTCATAAACCGTAAATCCCCTATTTACGGTGTAGCCATAGGCTTGGGTAAACCCTATCCTACGACCACGACCGATGTGCATGTGCTGTGTGTCGTCGTAGCTGAGCTGGGGGATCTTTGGTGAGAGGCCCCGGCTCAGCACCCTTTCAAGCTGCCGATTGCAGGCCAGCGGTTTCTTTTTCTTGGGTGTAAAGGCACTCAATTGCCTTCCCAGTTACATACCGAACATCTGCACCTTTAGCGGCCCGATTGATGGTCGGCTGCGTGGTGCCTACGCGCTCTGCAATAACCCGTTGGGATAAACCAGACCGCAGTAGCTCCGCGAGCATTTCTTGGATAGTCATATCGTTCACCGATGCGCTTTCGCATTGATCGACACAATACACAAACGTATTGATCGATTCAATACAATCCTCGATACGTTTTTGAATCAAGGCAGAAAAAAGTGATTGGCAACCGCATCGCTCACCGCATGCAAGAGCTGGGACTATCCGAAGGAGAACTCGGCCGACGCTCGGGCGTACCTCAACCGACAATTCATAGAATCGTGACGAATTCGGTTGCCAGCCCACGCCACGAAAATGTCGAAAAGATAGCCAAAGCTCTAAAGGTCAGCAGCAATTGGCTCTGGAAGGGAGGCGAACACAATGACCCAGGTCCTGATCTGGTAACAGAGTCCAATGCACCAGAAATCAACGTAGAGCCAGGCCCAGCGATTAAAGGATATGTCCCATTGATTTCATGGGTTCAAGCAGGAGCTTGGTGTGAAGTCGCGGATGTGAGAACACTCGATGACGCGGAGCTTTGGTTGCCTTGTGCTGCCTCCCACAGCAGTCAGAGTTACGCTCTAAGAGTGCGGGGGCTTTCGATGTTTAACCAACACGAACGTCGCTCATTCCGAGACGGCGACATCATTTTTGTAGATCCAGCGAAGGACGCAGAGAACGGGTCACTCGTCATCGCCAAATTAGTCGATAGCCAAGAAGCGACGTTTAAACAGTTGGTCATGGAGGGAAGCCGACGATTCCTGAAGCCGTTGAACCCAGCATGGCCAGAGCCAATCATTGAATTAGGATCTAATGCGATGATTTGCGGCGTGGTGTTCTCAAAACTCGAAATTTTTTAATACATAACTCCACCAGATAGAGCCCGCGCTTAGCGGGCTTTTTTGTGACCAGCGCCGAAATCAATTCAAATACGTATTGACTGGATCAATACGTATTTGTATCGTTTGTATCGTTACCTCTCACCAAGAGCACGAAACATGCAAACGACACAGCACAGCCCTACCCGCTGCCCGGTGTATCTACACCCGGCAGCGACCACCTGCCCCGCCGCAGTCGAAGCCATTCAACACCGCACCGGCCTGCTGGTCATCATCAATATCGGTCGCCCTGCTACTGCCCTTCCTGTCCCCCCTGTCGTAACTGACGACATCGGCCCATGGGGAGGGGAGGCAGCATGACGACACTTCTAATCGGCCTTGCTGGGCGGGCTCGCTCGGGAAAAGACACTGCGGCACAACACCTGGTGAACAATCACGGATTCCAGTCCTACGCGTTCGCTGATCCGTTACGTGACGGCCTGATGCACATCCTCAACCTGAGCCCGTGCGACTTCGAAGGCGAGCAAAAGGAACAAGCGTTGCCATGGTTGGGACGCTCACCCCGCGAGCTGATGCAGTCCCTGGGCACCGAGTGGGGCCGCAACAGCGTGCATCCTGAACTGTGGCTGCTACTGGCCGCGCAGAACCTCGACCTACTGGCACGCACCCACGACACCGCACGCGGCTTCGTCGTCAGCGACGTTCGGTTCAACAACGAAGCGGACTTCATCCGTAAGCGCGGCGGCGTCGTAGTTCACATGGATCGCGTGGTGGCTACACCCGTAAAACCGCACAGCAGCGAAAACGGAATCCAGGTTGCTCTTGGCGACTTGCGGCTGACAAACGATGGCTCCTTCGATGAATTGTTCACGAACGTCAACCACATCGTGGACACGCTGCACGCCCGTGCAGCAGTCGCCTGAGGACAGCACCATGAATCGCACCCTGGACAAAACCGCCGCAGTGCTCGGAATCAAAACCCGGAAATTCCGCGAGCAACTGCGTGCGCTCCGCGTGCTGACGCAAAGCGGCGACCTGGCCAGCCACCACCGTGGCGGCGGCAATCTGTTTTCAGACCCGCGCAGCGTCCAGATCGGGACCACCAACCGTTACAAGCATTACGCCGTGGTGATGGTCACCGAGGCCGGCGTGCAATGGCTGGCCAAGAAGCTGGGCATCACCATCACGCACAAGGACGCCGCTGCATGAAAACCAACTACTTCAATGCCTACACCCAAGCCCTCGGCGCCCTGAGACTGATCCCGATCTACCTGGACAGCCCGGGCGTGGTCAGCCGCGCCACACTGATCGGCGCCGCAAGCGAAGCCATTGATCTGCTGGACAGCGTGCCTTGCCGCACAGTGGAACTGGCCGAGGTCTTTCGCTGTGTCAACAACGTGATTCAAGAAGGCCAAGTGGCCTATGTCACCCCGACCAACTCGCCCGAGTATCCATTCGGCGCCGTTGTCGCTGATGAAAAAGGCAACGTCTGCGCCGCCGGCATGGGCAAGAGCAAAGAAAGCCTCGCCGAACTGATCCGGCTCAAGTTGGTGCCCCCAACGGAGGGGTTCGGGGAGGTCGCGGCATGAGCAATACCCTCGACCAACTTCGCAAGCAGTTCGCCACACCTTGCCCGTCTCTGACGGCAGTGCGGGAACAGTACTTCCCGCACATCCGCACGGACCGTTACCTGCTGAGTGAGATCAAGGCTGGCCGCATTGCTTTGGTCGTGACACGCCTGCACAGCTCAGCGCGGACCAAACCGGTGGTGTACCTGCACAACCTGGCCGCCTTCCTCGACGCTCAAGCGGCGCTGGAAGCAGCCTGATTCAACGGTGCCCCTGCCGTCCAGGGGCAGACAACATCCACTCAATGAGGCACAGCACATGAGCAAAGCACGCCCCTTCATCGACACGCTACGGGACATCGAGGCCGGAGGCTTACTTGATGAACTCAGCGAAACCCAACATAGCCTGGTCGATGCCATCCGCCAGACAGGCAAGGGCGGTGAACTGACCATCAAGCTCACCTACAAACCTGACGGCAGTGGCCAGATGACCATCAAGGCCGACGTTAAAGCGAAAGAACCGATCCTGTCTCGCGGCACATCCCTGTTCTTCCTGACCCCCGAGGGCAACTTGACCCGCCGCGACCCACGACAACAGGACCTACCGTTGCGCACAGTCAGCGAAGACCCAGTGCCGGAAAAACTGCGCCACGTCAGCCCGTAACGCCTGATTCGAAAACCTCTCACCACAGCATCACCCAACGGAGCACATCCAATGCAACAAGCCATTCAACAACTGGTCACCCTCGCACAGGCGATCGGCAAACCGATTGATCATCAAGGGCTGGCAGCACCCATTGCCCTGCTTCCTGACGGCGTGGGCGTCCACACCCTTGAGCACCTGCTACCGCACCCAACCCGCACGCGCCAGAAACTCACCGTGCTTGATGCCGAGTCCTTCATTGCATACGTGAACCGCTTCGCCGATGCCGCGACTGCAGTGTTCTGCAACGGCCCCGAAGGCCGAACCTTCTTGGCAGTCATCGACTACCACCAGCCAACAGCCCCCGCCTGGCGCGACCACGTCGCCACGTACCGTTGCCCTACCAGCATCGAGTGGGGTCGTTGGAAAGAGAACGACCGCAAGCGCATGGATCAAGCAACGTTCGCCGAGTTCATCGAAGAGAACGTCAGGGACATCACCCAGCGCGAAAACGAAGCGAACGACCCAAGCCCTGCCGACATGCTGGAAATTAGCCGTACCTTGGAAGCCAAGAAAAACATCACCTTCCGCCAAGGCACCCGCCTCGACAACGGCCAGGTTCAACTGACCTACAACGAAGAAATCGACGGGCGTGCCGGCGAAGCAGGCCAACTGCGCATCCCTGAACAATTTTTCATCGCCGTGAAACCGTTCCTCGGTGGTGACGCTTTCTGCGTCCCTGCCCGCTTCCGCTACCGCATTCTGGAAGGTCGTCTGCAAATGTGGTTCGAGCTGGTACGCCCGGACAAGGTGCTTGAAGAGGCCTACAACGCCGTTCGCCAGAAGATCCAGAGCGAAATCGGCGAAGTACCGCTGTACGAAGCCACCCTGTAACTAATCCCCCAAGTAACACCCCGCCGCCAGCCTCTCACCAAAAATCCTGACGGCGGGCTCTACAGAGGTACACAGCACATGACAGCAATTCAAATCTGCGCACTGATCACCATCATCATCGCGGCTGCCCTTCTCTACTGGATCGGCTATCGAGGCGGCTTGGTTGACGGCCGCATCGAAGGAGTTGACGAAGTCACCAACAATCAGCGTGCCGAAACCGCCAAAACCATCCGCGAACTTGAAGCGTCCCTGCAGTTCATTCGAGCCGATCACCAGCGGCTTGCCCAGCATTGCAAAAAACTCAAGGACAGCTCTGCTCTCCGCGAAGAACACCAACTAATCCTGCTGGAAATCGCCGAAAAACTGCGTATCGCAGCAGAGGCCTTCAGTGCGTTTAAAACAGGCAAGAAACTGGAACGGGACTCACGCCTTCTGCGCGATAAAGCTTTAGCCATAGCCAACCTACTGGAGCCGGCTGCGCCCGAGGTTGCTGCATGACTGCACTTCGCCGAACTGTCCGAATCCGTCGTGGACAAATGCCGCCCCTCGACCTGATCACGATCTGCGACAAGTGCAATAAGTCGCGGGCACATGGCAACCACCATAAATGCAGCAAGCAGCGCCAGGCCGAAGGCATCGCCCGGCGCGCAGGGGAGAAACCACAATGAGCGCCGCAGAGAAACTCGACTTCCACATCACCCCCGGCGCCTGGTTCCGCCAGGATTTGCTGTACCCAGTGTTCGGCCTGAGCACCGAAGCTGTTCGTAAATACCGTACCCGGGGCCTTTGGCTTGAGGGCAAGCACTGGCGGTACGACCCGGCCAACGTAATTGTCTACAACCGCGCGGCCATTGAACGCTGGATGGAAGGGAAACCATGATCGACAAGATGCCGACAGGCGTAGAGATGAACGGCAAGCAACTGCGCATATGGTTCATCTTCAACGGCCAACGGTGCCGAGAGCAGCTGGAAGGGATCTCGAAGGTAAACAAGGCCGCGATCGCTTATGCCGACAACAAGCGTCGAACCATCCTCGCCGAAATCAAAGAGGGGCGCTTCGATTACGCGGCCCACTTCCCCAACTCACCGAGAGCCGCCATGTTCACCGGCACCGGTGGCCCTTCACTCAAGCGAACCGTGAAGGAAGGCATCGATCGGTGGCTGGAGGTTCAGCGAGCGCTCAAAGCATCGAGCACAGTAGTCAACTACGTAAGCAAGGCAGTGCACGTCGACAGTAAGTTCGGAAAACGCAGAATCGTAGATATCAGTAAAAGCGACATCGAGTTGTTTCAGGCGCAATTGCTCAAGCAAGGCCTGGCGCCAAAGACGGTGAATGATATCTTCACCGTCGTCCGCGGGGTTTGGGCCGATGCCTTCGGCGATGGAATTCTGAAAACTAACCCGCTCGAAAGGATCAGCAACGTGGGATCGGACGTCGACCTGGAACACGCCGATCCTTTCAGCCGCACCGAGATCGAGTTGATCGGTAAAGCGGATCCCGTCCGGCGGGCTGATGCCAGAATGATTCAGTTCAACTGCTGGGCCGGGCTGTCGCTGTCCGAAGTCATTGCGCTTGCCGTTGAAGATGTCGACCTTGATGCTGGCCTGGTGCAAGTCCGGCGCGCACTGGTCGTTGGTGAGTTCAAAGTCCCCAAAGAGCGCTCCAGGGTGCGAGTCGTCGAACTGATAGACCCAGCTCTTGAATTGATGCGGGAGATTGTTACCGCCGCCAAAGAAGCACCAGCCGTAGATATCACCGTGATCCAGCGTGACAACATCACCTCAAAGAAGATGAAGGTCAGGTTTCTTTTTCGCAGCTCCACCAGTGGTTTGCTCTGGAGCGGCAAGACTTTGAGCAACTGGTTTACCGCCCACCTGAAAAAGGCGGAAGTTCGCCACCGAGGGGCCAACCAGTGTCGACACACCTTTGCCAGCCAGATGCTGTCGAGCTATGTTCCAGTTGAATGGGTGGCCCGGCAGCTCGGGCATGCTGATACAACGATGGTAAGAAAGCATTACGGAAGGTGGATACCGAAGGACACCAAGAGCATGGCGGGTATCGTGTCGAAAATGTTGGGATTTAGACCTTAGAAAACATTTCATGGTGGTTCCTTAACAAGGAGCCACCCGTGAATCATTTAGTACGCATTTCGTCTAGAAGCTTAACTCCGACATCTACAGCATCAGCAAATTTTATGGGGGAAGACTCAAAAACCCCAAAAGAGCCAACCACCTCTTCCGGTCTAAATCTATAAGCTGCACCGATTAAGTTTCGCTGAGAATCAGCGCGCTCCGGAGTAAGATGGGGCTCAAGCGCGGCATAAATGTTCGCTTGCCACTGAGTATCATCCTCTCGGCTTTGCCAAGACGAAAGATCGAGAATCTCAAACCCCAAACTATCAAAAAATCCTAAAATAAAAGTTGCGCACGTCAACCCAGCACCTGGGGAATCAATAAAACTCAAATTACCATTAAAGACAGACGCCCCCGTATATTCCATACCATATGGAATACCGGCAATATTTTCGTCATACAATCTTGATGCGTGTTCCGCAAATAGCTCAAGCTCTTCATCGTCAAAATGCTTACTAGGCACTGATCGATAAGGAGCATTGAACGGGTCACATTTCAAGGTGTAATGCCATGCAAGATGAAGAAGACTCAAATGAGTCTTACTACGATCTTTAAACACTAATGCGGCATGCCGTTGTCCGGGAGTTTGTGTCTGTAGTATTGCAGCCCCGAACAACCCTACATCTCCAATTAGTTTAACCTCAGGCAATCTGAACTACCTTAGGCCGAGACAAACCACGCAACGCGCGTTCAGGATCCTGCCCCGTTTCTTTCAGGTGCGCCGAGACAAGATCATAAAGTGTAGGCCAGTTACTAAGCTTATCGCGTACTCGGAAGGATGTACGCAATACAGATACACTCGTAATCCTTCTCATGGACGCTGGCTCCGCCAAAGCTAAAAGCTCATTCAAGCTCCAAAGATCTTTATCTTTTATGTAGTCTTCAACAACATCTACAACAGCTCGGATTGCCACTCTACTTTGATCCGGGTCAATAACAGCCGCAGCATCCACCGCATAAATTGAATCGAGCTGCTCTTGTATAGCATCTATCAAGTTGCCCGTCAGGGACTTCACCTGAACATTGACAAGCTCGTTTACTATCCATCCTTCTTTTGCGTCGAATACGCGAATGCCACTTTTATTAAAGCTTTGATTTTGCGCAGCAGCAACGTTGACGACATCCTTACTAGACGAACCATAAGAAACCGTCCGAGAACGCAACTCGTAAGCGGGGTAGTTAGAAGTCGAGCTTGGACTTACAACCAACGCGGCTCGATTGGAATCATAAAAATCCGTGATCCGCCTTTCGATTGGAGCCATCATCACTGACGACTCAACAACATAAGGTGCACTATCCATTTGCATTTGCTTCAACTCCTGCTAACAGTCGAGCTTCACTGAAGAATGCCGCAATAATAGTCTTATACGCATCAGCATGTGGAAGCTTAGAATTGGCGTGAGTATTTATATCCAATTCAAGCTGGATAAGATGATTCTGCTTTGTGCCTAACGCTTCATGATTTTGATATTGAACAGTCTGACTTAACAACTGAGACCATTTGGTCAGCCTATTCATTATCATGCCGCTAATTTTTGGAAACTTCTTAACTCGGTTTACCTGAAACATAAGATCAGAGGCATCAGCACCAAAACTTACTTCTGGCACTAACTCTTTAAACATTACGTGACTTCTTTCCACTGAACCGGGAAAAACATTCAGGATTGCGCCCATTGCCAATCGGGCAACTGTCGGTAATTTAAGGGCGCACAGCCGAGATTCAAACTTTGCGCTGACACTAGAAAAATCACCCAACGTTGGATGACTTGTCGGGTCATGTGGCAATGCTGCAAGCGTAATATCAACCCGACCAGGATGGGAGGTAATGATCAGTCTCCCGCCCTCGAAAGGACCTTCCTGGATGGATAGCTGTTGTGCTGGACGATTCGTAACCGATTCTGGCTCCATGCCCACGATGGATTGCCAAGACACCTTTACACCCTCAGGAACTCCTAGGAGAGAGAAACGAAGCGTCTCGGTGGTCCAAGCGGTGGTCTGCGTCATCGAAATTCACTAATTAGATTGATGGTACTGAGAATCGTGTGAATCCGTTTCACACGCGCTCTGAGCATTCCTGTTGCAGGAATGAAGCGAATCATGCGCGGAGTCTAGCTAACTTTGGTTAGGCTTGCATAGGTAACCTCAGCTATCGCACACCTATACCCAGAAAAAAACATCAGCAGAAAGTGACAGTTTTTGCCAAATCCAAAAAAAGGTGCCACGCAGGCACGAAAGGTCACTAAAAGAGATCAGTAATTTCAGCAAATAGGCATATCAAAATGCCCTAAAAATGCCCTAAAAAAAACCGAACAAACGAAAAAGCCCCTGAAATGTTTAACCATTTCAGGGGCTTAGTCTTATTCAATAATGGCGGAGAGATAGGGATTCGAACCCTAGGTACCGGTGAAGGTACAACGGATTTCGAATCCGTCCCATTCGGCCACTCTGGCATCTCTCCAACGGCGCG